AAATTGCATCCACATTATCCACACCCATCGCCATGTACATTCTTCTATACGCTTCACGTATGTTATGTAACATTGGATTTGATTGTGCTAATTGTAATTGTTGTTGTGCCAACATAACTCTTTGTGACATAGAAAATATATTAGGGTCACTTACAGGAATAATATCAACACGATCATCAAAGTCAGCTTGTTTAATCATTCTGTTACCACCAATAACTTGGTATGGATATTCTGGTGGTGTAAACATTTTGATAGAACCTGCTAACAATTTAAATTCTTTTCTTTGTGAGAAGTGTAATCTTTTTTGTATTGCACTCATGACTTTTGTGCCACGTTCTAACAATGCTAGTGTTGTGCCAACAGGATTCTGTTCATTACCTTCACCCATTTTCATGTCTGCTATTGCAGCAAAAGCTTTTCCTGCATCAACGGCAAAACCTAATAATGCAAATAAAGTTTGTGATGGTTCTTTGTATGGTAGTGGTAATAAAGATTCTTTTATTGATTGTCCTGTTACATCCACATCTCTAAATTCACCTGGTTGTAAAGGTTCATCGTGATCACGTATACGCATACCACGTGCTTTAAAACCTGCTGGTAGATTGGCAAGAGTACCTGCATCAATTAACTGTCGCAAAACACTTGTTGCAGTTCTTGACAATCCACCTAACATGTGGATCAAGCCAAATCCATAAAAGCCTAACCCAGGGAGGAACTTAAAATGTACAAAGTATTGTTTCTTTTTAAAATTAGAATCATTTGGTTCATAGTTTCTTCTGATAGATAATATCGTAGAAGAATATTGATCTATTGTAACAATGTAAGGAAGTTTAATTCCAGATGTATCTTCAAAATCTGGCACATCTGCATCAACATGCATTTCTAAAATAACATGTTCATCATCGTCGCTTGAAGAATTTGCACCATCTAATTCATCTATTTTTTCTACAACGTCATCAGCCGTACTAACTGATCCTGATGTAATTGGTACATCACGGTAAAAACCTGACACTTGTAATTTTCTTAATTCGTTAGATGACATTTTTACAACGTGTGTTATTCTTTCTGCTTGTTCTAAATCTGTGGCTGCATAATTAATTACACAATCTTCACTAGATACAAACTTTGCAACACAACGTTTTAATATTTGATCGTAATAAACTTTTTTAAATGCAGAACCTGATAATGGTAAATAAAATAATAGTTGGTCCATTTCAGGATCAAACTCTTCCATTACATTTAAAATGTAATAGTTCATGTATTCTTTTACACGTTCTGCTTGTTGTTCTACCATTGGTGATACATCACCAATTATTTGTGTGCGCACGGGGCCGCTTGGGGGGAGGAGTTCCTTATAAGCTTGGGCTTGAAACTGCGTAACAGATTCAGCTAATAAAGGATGAACGACCCCTGACGCACCTTCGAAAGGTTGTGTTCGGTCTTCGTATTTAAAGCCTAACATATCGAGCCCTTTGATATAGGTATCTTCCCAATCTTTACGTGACTCTTTATCACCTTCGAAATCGCCTACCAAGTCTGAAGCAAACTTGGTTAAATTATTTTCATCAATGTATTCTGCTAAGTTTGCATCGAATGGAATTTGTGATTGATCAATTGGTTGATCACCAGCCATCTCTGCACTTCCGTCTTCTTGTATTTCAAAACCATCGAACTCTACACTTTTTTCAAATTGTATTTCTTCGCCCAACGGTTCAATGTCCAATGCTTTCTCAACAGCGTCCATTGCTTTCTCTATTTGATTCTTTGATTTATCTGCCATTTACTATTCCACCTTTTGCGTATGCCGAGAATGTATCTCGCACGTTAGGATTATCTTTTAAATTTAACATTTTGACTTGTCCAAAAACTCGTCCCCTGTCATCTCTTATAACAGTATTTAATAAATTTGCACCTGTTTTCTTAGATGTCTCTTTTAGTGCACCATTAAGAATAGGGCCATATGCAGCGACATTACCTTGGTAATCCCTGCCACCAGGTGATAAGTTACGGTTTTTAATTGCAGGGTTTGCAAAAGCAACACCATCAAAATCACCATCTTTAGCCATACGTACTAAATACTTAGCAACAAACTCCATGTACTCTTTGGATGATTGAAATGGTCCCATGGCAATATCACCGCCTTGTTTACCTTCTTTGGTCATGGACTCAGCTATGATAACTCTAATTTTTTCACGCTCTTGTCTTAATTTAGGTAATGCTGGTGATCTTGGATTTGTAGCCAATAAATTTTCTATTTTAAGATTAATTAAATCTAATTGTTGTTTATTTGCCGCCAACTCTGGTGGAGGAGGCATATCTTGACGAAATGCATAGCTATCTTCACGATCAGGCTTTCTACCCGTAAGTTTTGACTCACGCATTGCACGTTGTACACGTTGGTGCATGTCAGACTGTATTTCTTCCACAAACATTAGTCTTCTACCAAATTCATCTGTTCTATCTGACACACGTGCGTGAACAATACCGCCAGCTCTTTGTGATGGTGTTAATCCAAAGTCATGTGCATAGGTATATACAGGTTCACCAGTTCTAAGTTTGCCTGGTTCGTATTTAAATAAAAATTCACGGTAATTATCACCACCTGACATTGTTTGTTGACCACTGTAAGATGTTCCTTTTGCAACATCTTTTTCTTTTAAGCCAACACCACGTCTATCAAGAGCTGCAGCTAAATTAACAAGTGGTTCGCGTACTTTAAAAGGTACAGGTGCAGTTAATGCCACACCTTCATTTAAAGAACCTTGAATACCAAAGACTTGTTTCATGTATTTGTCTACATTTGACGCAACACTATCTAAAGCTTGTTGATTTATCTTACGATCAGTAATTACACCTGGTAAAGAGTCACGAAGATAGGATAAAAAGCCACCTACACGTGGATCTTCTGCCTGTGGGTCTACTTTTTGTATTTTTTTAACAATATTAGCAAGAATATTACGAGGACCTGGTTGGCCAAGGGCCACGATGCTCATTTTTGGGGATATTTCGTCAAATTCCTTGATTATATCGGCTTTTGTAAAGGTTTTTGTGCCTTGTGACTGTAAAAAGGGCCCTAGGGACGTGTCTGAGAGCTCAGATTTCTTAATTCCTTTGGCATTTAGGTAATTTAACCACCTATCTGCCGTCATTTTCTCCATAGGAGCGTCAATTAATGCCTCTCTGGACTTATAAAATAGAGCTGGAGTGTCTGCTGTAGCTGTTGGAGCTACTGTTTCTGTTGTAGATTGACGTAAATCAAGTTTTACATCAGACCCCTTTCCTTTTGGAGGTTTTATTTTAGGTGCATATTGACGTAAACCGCCTATAACTTTAGGTAAAACCATTATTGTAACAAGCTCGCTATGCCACCTCGATTAAAACCAAAGTCGCTAATTTTTTTATTACCAAACATAATATTTTGTACATCTCTTTGTGTTAATTTACCAAAAGGCTTGGAACCTTTGTTTATTGCATTTCGTAAAAATTGCATTTGTAATTCTGGATTGTTCATTCCTAAATACATTTTGTTATATACTTGACCAGGCAAAATAGACTGCAATCCTGACATGTCAAATAGCTTACGCATTTCTGATATTCCTGATTTTGTAACTTTGTTTTCAGTATTACGAAGCGCAGCTAATATACCACGATCTATTTTTTCTTACCAATATTTAATGGTCCTATTTCAGCTTGCATCTTTGTTAAAAACTTTGTATCTCTTGACAACATTTTTGCTGTTTGATTGCCTGTTCTTAAATAGTGATCAATGTTTGCAGCAATGCCAGATGGATGTCCAAATGTCAGAGCTCTTTGTATATTGTATAAAGGATTAGATCCTCCTACAAGATCTGTATAATCCGTCATTAAATCAACAAGTTCTTTTGTTGGTTGATTCTTATCAGTTTTGTAACTAGCTATTTGATTTACTACTTTATTAAGTTGAGGTTTGTATTGTATAGCAGTGTCAACATATTTTTTTACATTTTTTGGATTTAACATATCTTCCATTTGCGCTTTTGTTAAATCGTAATATCCAAGATCAGATCTATATTGTGACAACGCGCCTTTTACTAATCCTATGTCATCACGATCTGCTGCCATTGCTGATTTTAATGGTCCCTCTAAACCAGCTGCAACTAAAGATGGATTATTAGCTGCTGCTTGTTGTTTTTTTAAATTAAGAGGAACTAAATTTAATCCTTCACCTCGTGCTGCTCGTAGTTGTGCTGCTTCACTTA